GTTGGTTCTAGTATGGTGTTAACAGAATCTAAAGAGATATTTGTTTTAACTTCGGAAGAAAGAATCAACCAATTTTTTAACATAAAGATTTCTCGCATGCCTCCAAACATATCTGGAGAAACCATAGTCTTAAAAACCATGGGTCGGTGAAGACGAAGTTTACCGTCTTTAGTTTTGCGAACGTCTGCAATAATATCTTCACCCGATTTCATTTTGAGTATCTTGTATGTTTTTCTCATTCGACTCCTTTGGTAACTGAATAGAAATCAACTTGTAGGGAAATCTCTCATTAGTATATATTTTTAGTCTGGCACCAAGATGGTTCATTCCGTGATTGGTGTAGCTCTTGTAACGTAGATCATCTGCAATATCAAATAATTTCATTTGTTGTTTGGTATCACTTCTTCGTAATCCACGGCCTATGGATTGCAATACACGAATTATTGATTTTGATGGAGAAGCAAAAACTACATTGTGGATGTTTTTAATATTGATACCAGTACTGCAAGTTCCGTAAGAAGCCAATAGAATCGAATCAGATCCTTTATCTACAGCTTTACGAATTTGTTCGCGTTCGTCTACTTCCGTCTGACCGTGAATAAAATAAACAGGCTTTGTGGAATCTTTTTGTAACATTTCATGTAACGGTTTTCCTTGCAGTTCTACAAAGTTAAAAAGAACTAAAGTATTGCCTGTTAATTTACTACACAGATTTTTAATAAACTGATTACGTCTAGGATTGCTAACAACCCAACGAATTTCATCCACGTACGTCATCTTCTTGGTTGTTTGAATGTCTTCTGGTGAGTATTGAAGTTGTAAACAATCAATATTAATTTGTGAAAGTAGATCTTGATCAATTAATTTTTTAGTTGTGGTTGTGTGGTATGTTGGACCAAACAATCCTTCAATAACCAGTTTGTGGGTTTGTGTACCATCCAAAGTACCGGTTGTGCCTATACGGTATTTGGTTTTCTTGGCCTTACTCATAATAGAAGAAAGTGATTTGGCTTTAAACAAATGACATTCGTCCCCAAACACTCCCACAAAATCATCAAAGTAAGCAAATGGCTGATTGTAAATACTTTGCCAAGTGGAAATAATTATCCGTTTGGTGGAAGTTTTATCTTTTCCGGACATTACTGTATGGATGTTTCGATCTGCTTTCCACGAGTCTTGTTTGGAATAATCCCGAAAATCTGCCAACATTTGGGCAACCAGACTGGTGGTTGGAACAATTATCAGTAACTTTCCTGTCGGGTTCTTATCCAACATCCAACGGCACAGCAGGTAGATCATCATAGACTTACCAGAGCCCGTAGGAGACACCAGGAGGGCCCTGGATCGATTCAGAGCGTGTTGGACGGCCTCCACCTGGTAATCGTAAGGTTGGATAGGTTTGCCGCCTGCACTGAGTGGCAAACTTTGAATGAATTGCTTGACTTCCTCTGGCTTCGGGGTATCGTATGGAACCGGAACATGCTCCCAAGTGTACCCACGATCTTTAGCAAATTTAATTACAAGGTCTATCAGACCTGCGTAAATAGTCTGAGTGTACAGATTAAAAAGACGAATTTTTCCATCCCAAAGACGTTTTTTGAATGCTGGGGTGTATTGAAAATTGGGAACAGTAAACGTAAAATAACCGTTCAGTTCTCTGGCTAAAGAACGATCACACTCGACCTTTAAATCGACAGCATCAGGTTGTGTGATACGTATATCTGCCAATTAAACTCCTTGGGTGAATTTTAACCAGTCAATCATGGCTCGGATTTGCCATTGACGATTTTGTACAATTTTAATTACACTCTCCAGATAGTTAACCTTTTCTTCTTGAAAGTTAACCTTTTCAGAAGCCTTGATGTAGTCTGCATCCGATTCAATCATGTCATCTGCTTCTGTCTTTAAAATATTTAATTCAAACGGCTCCCAGCCAAATTGAGTCAATTCCTCTTGGCTCATTCGGCCAGTATAATAAAGCCATTTGTTTCTGCGAAGAACAGACAACTCACTGTTCATTCGTTTTAGTTTTAGCTTTTCATCCATAAACATAACCAAATATTTGTTGTGTAGTTGGGGTGTTCTGGAAGACTCTGCATCAAGAGCAGTCTGATCAATATCCAGATCTTTTTTAATCATCACTTTTAATTCATCTAGGTTCATAATAATATTATATCACAAAATTACGGGGTTTCAAGTGCTTCTATAGTATATCCTGAGTGTGCAAATTTAACGTTAGCAATGACTTCCGTAGAAGTTGCAGCATTAACAAAAAACTTAATACCACTAACGTATTGTGGAAAAACTTGTTTAAAGTGTACTTTAAATTTTGGTGCGTACGCACTATTTGTTATTAGTAAAGTTGCGTCTGAGGTTTTTTGATTGTACGGAAGAGTACCACAATCTGATGTAAAATTTCCGGTTGTTCTGATCCAGTTGTATAATTCTAACCAATTGCTAAAATCTTCATTTACACGAAAACTTAATTCTAATTCTTCAAACCTAAACGCTCCGGTTGGAACTTTAATGGGGTGACCAAAAATTGTAGGTTGATCCGCAACACCAAATCCTATTCCCGGAATAGTTACACTTTGACAAAAGTAAACTATATTTGGAGTTCTGTTTAACACAAATTCAAAATAATTTACTAATAGTGGATTGTGTGATCTAGTACTTGATGCCATATTAATATTTATGCAAACGAAAAGGGCTCCCTTTTTAGGGGGAGCCCTTAGCGTTAGTTTTAGTTAAGTTTCAGATCAGAGACCGAAACCGGTGTTGCCGTGGAGGTTGTTTACGGCGAAGAGACGGTAGTATTGGTTACCACCGAGAGCATTGATGTCAGTGTTCTCAGCGAATGGGTTAGCTACCATGCCGTAACGAGTCTTGAAGCCGATCTTTGGTTGGAAAGTGTTTTGATCGACTGCACGTACCATTTGTAGCGGAACGTATGGGCAGTAGAACATACCAGCGTCGTATGGGCTTGCACCACGGTAACCGACTAGTGCAAAGTTTGCACCAGCGGCAGCGTATGGATCGATGTAAACCTTAAACTTGCCGTTTAGAACGCCAGCAAAGGTGTTGCCGGTGTCATCAACCTCTAGTTGAGATTGTAGAGCAGGAGTTAGGTTTAGGAATCCACCCATGGCTAGAGCTGAAGCTACGTCGCTTGAGCAGACAACGAAGTTACCCTTACCACGACGGGTATCCTTAGCGATTTGGTTAGCTTCACGTTCGATTTGGAACATGAGACCACGGAAACGCTCTGCGCTCCAACGACCGTCAGAGTCAGTGTTTAGATCGTAAACACCAGCAGTGGTGAGGTCGGCTTGTTGACAACCAGCCTTAGCGGTACGGTATAGAGTGTAAATTAGCTCGCGGTTGATTTCGTTGAGAATTTCGGTGCTAAGGATATTAGCAAGTTCGCTCTCAGCGTCAAGACCGTGAACAGCCTTTAGATCTTGGGCTAGCTCAGTGGTGTACTCAGCCTTTAGAGCACGAGTCTTAGCTTCTACAGCTAGACGCTCAATGCTGAATGCCATTTGATTGAAAGCTAGAGCACCAGACTCTCCTACGCTTTCACCAGCACTTGTTAGCATACCACGGAAAGCGTTAATAGCGAAAGCGCTGTCGCGGATACCAAAGTTAGGGCCTTGGCTTACACCACCGTTGGTACCACCAGTAGTACCAACTGGGTTGATGCCACCGGTAGCAGAGAATGCAGCACCAGCTGAGGTGTTACCTGAACCGCCGAATTGAGCAAAAGCTTCTTGGAAGAGAGCTTCGCGGCCAGCGCCGTTGGCTGAACCAGCAACGTTACCTAGAGTACCTTGGTTGGTGTAGCGTGAACGCATGGCGAAGATTAGACCGGTTGGTGCACTCATTGGTTGAACGCCAGCTAGATCGTAGGCCATTAGGTTTGGCATGCTACGACGAACTAGGCTGATTAGAATGGGGTCATAACCTGCGATACCGCTTGAAGCAGCACCTACTTGACCAGTGGCTGGATTGCCACCCATGGCGTTGCTTGGAGCCTCAACGAGATATTGCTCACGAAGAGCCTTCTCTTGATTCTCTAGTAGGATGGCAGTGCACTTCTTCTTGTACGAATCTGAAATTGAAGGAATAGCCTCGTGATCGAGTAGAGGGTTCCATTTTTCTACGAGTGTGTCGTAGGGGGTAGTTCCGTTAAAATCCATTGACATGTTTAGTTTCTCCTTGATTTAAGTTTATTTATACTTTAGTAATTTTTAGTAAGTCTTAGTTTGACGCGACAGAGCATTTACATATACAGACATGGGACCTTCAGTAACTGCAGGGGCATTCCATTGCTCTGTAAGTGTTTCATTTTGTTGGGCAACTACCGGAGCGGCCTTTAGGTAGTTTTCCTTTAGAATGTTTAGTTTGTTTTCGAAGTCTTCGCTGCTGCTGAACTCAATGCTCTCGGCTAGCGAGGCAAGACGCTCGGCATCAACTCTGGACAGATCGGAAACGGTTTCTAGGAAGATTGCACGGGCTTGACCGGCAGTTACTTCTTTAGAAATTTCCATGTTAGCCTTGATTTGTTCGTTGAGAGCAGACTCTAGCTCTTGATTCTCGTTGAATAGATCTTCAAGAATGTCGTGCTTCTTCTCTGGAACTTCGATGTAGTGGGTTTCAAATAGATTCTTGAGACCACCAATGAAGCTCTCAGCGTCGTCTAGACGGGTAGCTAACTCTTCGGTAACCTTTTGTACTTCTTCTTCAATGATTGAAGCACTTTCACGAAGAACTTGTTCACGAATCTTGCTGGTGCGCTCGTTGAGAGCAGCTTCGAAGATTACAGCAGTTTTGCTCATAAACTCTTCAGAAAGATTTTCACCATTGAAAAGTGATTCGAGATGCTCAGTCATTGCAGTCTCTTCCTTTTCTTCTTCTTCTTGTTTGGCATTAACAGGTTGTGCCATTTTTTGTCCACTGTCTTGTCCAGTGCTCATTGGGCGAAGGCTCATTTGATTGCGTTGAGCAAGTCCTTCCATTGCGCTAGTGCCTTCCATTGCGCTAGTGTCTAGTGTGCCAAGGAAAGCACCTTTACCGGTGGCGTCCATTGCACCTTTTCCAGTGGCATCCATTACTACAGGTCGTTGTTGTTGTGTCTTTTTCATATGTTTTTCCTAATGTATTGTTATTTATAAGATTTATTTTTTACACAAAAATAAGAGGTTAACGGGTTAAAACACGCCAATCGTCTAGACGGGCAAATTGTTGTCTGGCAGCTTCCTTGGCTTGGGCTTTGGTTTGATAATCGGCTATATTTTTAACAGTACCTGCAAGACCTGTGGCTAATTTACCACCAATTCCCATTTTATCGCCAGCACCAGCACCAGCCAAGGCACCAACGGCACTTGCAATTCCACTGGTAGCCAACGATGCAGGATTAGACATTGCAAACATTTTCTCGTAATGTTTTAATTTTTCGTTTGCAGTCGCAGTATCAAAAGCAGACGCAGCAGCACCTCTTCGTGCTTGCATTCTGGCGATTGTATCAGGCGAATAACCTATTAAAGTTTTTGCAGTGCGTATTGCTTTTGATTCTCCAGGAGTTGGAGTTGTGTATTTAATCATCGTTTTTGCTGCATACGCAGGATCTGTTGAGTATTTTACAACATCAGAACCAATATCTGTTGCCTTCTTTACCACATTAACAACTGGAGCGATATACGGAGCAACATATTTACTCAGATTAAAAAGATCAAACGCACTTACTTCGTTTAACAGCGATTTAAGCGAACCTTGCTTAAATTGCATTCTGGTATTGTTTTCAAAAATGCGTCTACCAGATGTACCTGTTCCTCTACCGGTACCGCCGCCTCTAGTTCGAGTTTGTGGTTCGTTATCAGCCAATTCTGCTTCAGCTTGTCTTGTTTGAGCTAGTATGCTTGCTCTTTCTTGTTTTCTTGCTTGAAATGCTTTAAATTTTTGAAATTCGGCATCAGATGCTGCTCTGTTTACTTCGTATTGACTTTTTGCTTTACCAGTACCTCTTGGCCTGTTAAGAAATGAAGGTTTCGGTGTGCTTGGTGTAGCTGGAGCTGGAGCTGGAGCTACTGGAGCCGGAGCAGGTGTTGTGGGTGTACTTCCGGGTTTTACACTGCCTGGGGTTGGAGTGTATTCGGTGCCTGGTTGTACAGAAGGCACGGTAGGAATTACTGGACCAAATGGCTGAACCGGATTAAATTTTGGTTGAACCGGAGCAGGAGCCACCGGAGCAGGAGCCACCGGAGCAGGAGCAGGAGCAGGAGCCACCGGAGCAGGAG